AGCCCACACGATATTATACGCTAATAATTTCACTGTGCCTAGTGTTTATAATCCAAACTTTAATTGCACGATGTGGGTAGACAACAAGGCTACGACCACCGATATTGTATTGAAATCAGCTTCCTATGCTTACTTTGTAGAAGGCCAGACGCAATACACAGAGCTGCACCAGCCCCAACAATTTAGCAATGAAATCGAAAAGACCAGTGTGACAGCTCTAACGGCTATTTTCACCATAAGAAATAAAGCGCTTTATGCATCAAAGACGAATTTTATAGATATTATTTTAGAGCACTTCACTACTTCAATAGAAGCCTCTTCGGCTAACAACTTAGGTGAGATTCATTTAGTAAAGAACGCAACTCTGGGCGGGACTCCAGCATATGCAGACATTAACACAAATGATTCGGTAGTCGATATTGATACGGCAGGTACAACAGTGACAGGAGGGAAGGACATATTCGGAACCCCTTTAGCTGGGAAAAATGACCGTGCTCACATAAATCTTTTACCCTACAGAATTATTATAGAACCTGGGGACACAGTCACTGTGGCAGCGGAAAGTGCAGCAAGCGCAACAATAAACGCGTCTTTATTATGGAAGGAGTTATTCTAATTGACACTCATCACAAAAATAGATAATAACACTATGGAAATAAAAAGAGCTCTTATTCCCTTTGAAATTAAAGCAGATGGTGACGTTAATAGCGACTCCGGTGTGTTTGAAGGTTACGGCAGTACTTTCGGCAATATAGACTTCGGCGCTGATATTGTCCGCCAAGGTGCTTTCGCTAAGTCTTTGGATGAGTGGAAGTCTAAAAACCAGTTGCCACAGATGCTGTACTACCACGAGTCACATAACGCAATAGGCGATTGGATCGAAATGCGTGAAGACGAAAAAGGATTATTCGTTAAAGGTACGCTATGGGTAAAAGGTGACAGGCGTATAGATGACGCCGTAAGATCGTATAACATATTAAGAGGAACGGGACCTAAAGGCTTATCAATAGGGTATGTGGTTAAGGAGTCTAGAGACGTTGAGACAGTTAATGGAATTGTCAGAGAACTAATCGAAATAGAATTAATGGAGGTTTCAATAGCCCCCTTCGCAATGAATGACCAGGCGTTTGTTACGAACGTCAAATCACTCGTAGACATAGAAGGTAAAGTATTGAGCAAAAGGGACGTTGAGAAAGTATTGCGGGATGCAGGCCTCTCCAAGCGTCAGTCTAAGGCTTTTATAGCCAGTGGATATGAAGCTATTGCGCGTGATGCCAATGGTGACGATGAAGCTAAGAATCGCGATGATTCAGACAGATTGGCAGGCGTGCTAGAGAAGTTGAGTAATCTTTCTAACCGTATTTCTTAAGGAGAATACAATGTCCGATGTGGATAAAATAAACGAGGCCATCGATAAGCTTGGCCATGCTTTCGAAGAGCACAAGAAAACAAACAACGAAGTAATTCAGTCTAAGGCTGATGGAAAAGCAATCTCTGAATTAGAAGAGAAACAAGCAAAGATTGACAAGGACCTTGATGGTATCCTTGACATGAAAAAAGACCTAGAAAATCAAGCCGCTGCTATCAAACGCATGGGCGGAGTTGTTGGGGCTCAAGAGTCTGCTCCAGAAATGGACAAAAAAGCTTATGAGTCTGGATTGAAGAAAATGGTCAAGGGTAAATTTGACGCTAATGTTCAGTTGACTGATGTAGAGCGTAAGGCTATGCAATCAAATATTGACCCAGATGGCGGCTATACAATTATGCCTTTCATGGGCGGAACTGAAGCAATTGATTACGATACATCTAATGTTCGTGCTCTTGCAAGCGTTCAAACAATCGGAACTAACACATATCAAGGCTTCTTTGATGACAACCGTCAAGCTGCTGGATGGGTTGGTGAAGTTACTGCGCGTCCTGCTACTGCTACCGCTGAGATCGGGAAATTCAGCGTTCCAGTTCATACAATTTATGCTAACGCTCCAGTTTCTGAAGAGTTGCTTGAGGATTCTTCTTGGAATCTTGAGTCTTTCGTTAAAGAAAAGGCCAGTCTTGAATTTGGTTTGACTGAGAATACTAGTTTTGTAACTGGTGATAATATCGCTCAACCTCAAGGATTCACAACTGCCACAGCAAAAACGTCTAACGCTGATGTTTACACTCGTAATCAAGTTGGAACCCTAGACGCTGCGTCTGCAACTGTTGTTACTGGTGACGAGATAATCTCAACTAGAGCATTGTTGAAGTCTAGCTATAGAAGCAACGCTTACTGGGCATTTAACAGATCAACAGAATCAGCTATCCGTAAACTTGTTAACGGTTCTGGTAATTACCTATGGCAACCTAGCTTCACAGCTGGCGAACCTGACCAGTTAATCGGTCAGAGAATCGCTATCATGGAAGACATGCCTGATCAAGCCACTGGCGCGGTAGCTATCGCTCTTGCTGACTTTAGAAGAACTTACTTGATTGTTGATCGTGTTGGAATGAGCGTTTTACGTGATCCATTCACAAACAAACCTTACATCAACTTTTACATGCGTAAGCGTGTTGGTGGAGCTATCAAGAATTTTGATTCAATCAAATACTTACGTCAAGCGTAATCGGAGAATAAGAAAATGAGTGCTAAAGACTTAAAAAATAACATCTCTATTACCCCTTCGGTAGTAGCGCAAGTTCTTGGAATAGCTACTGCTACAGGAACTGGAATATCAACAAAGGGCTTTGATAGTGCAACTATTACTGCTTCAGTTGGTGCATTAGCTGTAGGAACTCTTACAGTTGAAGAATCTGATACTCTAGGTTCTGGATATACAACCGCTGCCGCTGCTGATATTATCGGCACAAACGTGGCGTCAGTCGTTCAGAGTAGCGTCATCTCTTTGGGCTACATTGGCTCAAAGGAATTCGTAAGGGCTGTAATAATCCTTACTACTGGTGATTCAATCACTGGTGACGTGATCTTGGGTAATCCTCAAATCGCTAAAACTGGCGCCAACTAATAGTGCCAGTTAAGTATTCTGTACTTAAGAGTGTCGTTGCTTATCCCAACGGCACTCTAAAGCGCACTTACGTTAAGGGCGAGGAACTAGAGCTTGTGCCCACTGAGCAAGAGGCAGTATTTCTTCTTGTACGTGAAATCATAGCTCCCAAAAAAGCTAAAGAGGTTAAGCCCTCAGTAGCTAAAAAAGAAACTAAACCATCTAAGAAGATAAAGAGTGAGAAGTAAAGTTTCAGTTCAACCGACCATAGAGCCGGTTACACTAGACGAGTTAAAGGCATCTCTCCGCGTTACTCACGCCGCGGAGGATGCCTTACTCACTCAGTTCATTCAAGACGCAAGAGAGTTTGCAGAGATTGAGACTGGGCGCAAATTTATCACCCAAACTATTGTAACATACTACACCAACTTTAATTACGGTGGAGATGAGCTTTGGTGGAACGGTGAGAGAACTGGGGCGTTTGTCACCATTCACGGAAACTTTGACGCTGAGATAGAATTTGGACCGGCGCAATCAATAACTAGCATAGACACGGTGGCATTGGATAATAGCGAGGCTGTTTACCTTTCATCAAATTACTATCTAGATAACTATGACGACGATCTTAAACCGCGTGTTGTGCTGAATGATGGCGCTACTACACCTACGGATTTAAGGGCGACGAATAATATTAAGGTAACTTGGGTCGCTGGTTATGGCGCGACTGCTGCGGATGTTCCTAGCGGGATAAGACGGGCGATACTGATATTAGCGGGAGCCTTATATAAGAATAGAGGCGATTGTGAGGCCAGCTCAACAGCTTGTTCTTGCGGAGCAACTGCAATGCTTAGACCATATAAGTTCTTAGATGTCTAAGTTCTGTTCACAAGACCTTCAAGAGTATTTGCTTGTTCGTAAACTCAGCGCTGTTGTTGATGGGTTTGGAGGTACTACAAGTACATTTACCGATAGGACAAATATCTGGGCTAAGGTTATTGACCGTTCAGGCGATGAAGCCGAGATAAGTGGACGAGTCAAGGCTACCAGGTCAATCGAGGTAGTGACACATTACAGAGATGACATTATTGAGACTGATATAATTATACTCGATGGTATCACATATAACATCTCAAGAATCGACAATATCGACAGAAAAAGTATATACCTGATGATCATAGCGGATAACAGGGATGAGTAAAACAGTCGAGATAGAGATTGAAGGCTTGAAGGCTTTGGGTAAAAGGTTCGGTGATCTTACTCCTGATATTGCTAAGAAGGTTAAACGGGCTATTAATTTAGGCGCTTATGCTGTTGAGAGGACGGCCATCAAATCAATAAAGAGTCGCTCTGGTGGACGAAGATACAGGCACAAGGGTAAGACTCATATTGCATCAAGACCTCACAAGCCACCGAATGCAAGGGACGGACATTTAGATAAAAACATAATCGTCACCACAGGGCAAGGCATAATTACCAAGGGCTATTTTGCTCTAGTAAGATCTAGAGCGAAGTACTCGAAAAGTTTGGAGTATGGAACTAAAAGAATGGCGCCTAGACCATTCATGAGGAAAGCATTACAAGCCAACATTAAAAGTATTGTGAAGAATATAAATGATGCCAAACGAGAGGCACTACGTTAATGGCTATTGTTAAGACAGAAATACTTTCAGCCATACAGGCTAGGCTTGTGGGTGACGCTACACTAATCGCTATAGTGCCAGTTGCCAACATTGGGAACAGGTTGCCACAGGATACAAGCTACCCTCATTTACGGTATCAAATAGACGGCTCTAATCTCGGTGTGAAGAGTGAGACGGCATATGATATTACATTACAGATAGACTTCTGGTCAGACTATAAAGGCAGTAAAGAGGTATTGCAAATCGAGGATGCGTTAGAGAATGCACTAGATGGTACACCTTTAACTATTGCCTCTGCTGATTGTTTCGGGACGAGCTTTGAAAGCTTTGACTCGTTACTTGAGCCAGATGGAGAGATATATAGGGGAACAGCTGTTTTTCAACTTTTATACGGAGCGCTTTAAATGAGTAAATATCTCGGTAATGCGATGATACTAAAGGTTGAGAATCCAGCCGATTCGGGGACATACGTCAAGGTATTTGGTTCTAAGAGCCATACCTTCTCGATGGCAAATGAGCAAGTGGATGCCTCAGATAAGGATACCAACAGATGGAAGTCTCTAGTCTCAGCGGGAGACAGGACAGCTACAGTATCTATGGAAGGATTTGTCATTGACGGGGCTCAATTTGTGCTCGTGAATGAAGCGTCTGAGACAGATAGCGAGTTGCGCTATCAACTAGAATATGGGAATAGTAAGCTTGTTATAGGCAAATTCCACATTGACTCGATGGAGCCAAGCGGCGGAAGAAACACATTGCAAGAATACAGCACGACATTAAGCAGTTCGGAAGAACCTATCATAGGGGCTTTGACAGATTTCTTACTCGACGAGAATGATGCTAATGTCACAGATGAAGACAACCAATATGTTCAGGGGTTATAGTAATGCCAAAAATTAGTTCGTATGCGAATAAAACTACCCCAATAGGGGCTGACAGTGTTTTAGGCACAGACAGCGCCGCAAGTAATGCTACTAATAATATGTTGCTTTCTGCTCTTCCAGTCAGTACGCCACAACAAACGGCACTTAATTTAAAATCACCTCTGGCCAGCCCTACATTCACGGGTACTGTTACGGCTCCGGCCTTCGCAGGCGATGTTGTCTTTGACACTGATGTTCTCGCTGTTGACTCTACTAATGATAGGGTTGGCATAAACAATGCCACGCCGGCAAAAGACCTTGATGTCACTGGAGAGGGAAGGTTTTCCACAGGAATTCTTTTTGGTTCTGATACAGCTTCTGCAAATACACTTGATGACTACGAGGAGGGGACGTTTACACCAGCCTTTGCAAATATAGGCACAGGAACATATTCTGCGCAAGTTGGAACCTATACCAAAATAGGTGATTTGGTACACTGTCAAATTCATATTTCTGTCGCTTCTCTAGGCAGTGGCAGCGGGACTCTTAGCATCACAGGTTTTCCGTTTACAGCTGCTTCGACAGCAGACTCTCACGCAACATCTTCTATGGTATATGCCGATGCTTGGACGACTGGAGTATCTAATCTTCATGCCTTTATATCGTCAGCAACAGCGACGGCTACAGTTTATCAAAGAGCTACAACAACCGTAGCAGTGGCTACTCATGCTGAGATGGTGACAGGCAGTATGATTTTCAACATATCTTACAAGGTTTAGTAAAATGGCACTCAAAGAAGTATCAAAAGTAGATAAAATCGAGATCGTTGGTGAGCACAAGTGTATACAAGTTCGCACAGCAACAGTAATCGAAAAGGACGGCGTAGAAATAACACGCACTTTTCATAGGCATGTAATCAGCCCTTCAGACGATGCTAGTGATGAATCTAAAGACGTTTCAGACGCAGCAAAACTATATCATACAAAAGCAGTAAAAGACGCTTACAAGAAATCAATCAAGGAGGCTAAGTAATGGCTAAGTATTTAGGAAACGCAATGCTCTTGAAAGTGGAGTCATCTCCAAGTTCAGGAACATACAACACAATAGGCGGGTCTTCTAGTCACTCGATGAGCATTAACAACGAACAGGTCGACGTATCTGATAAGGATTCTAACCGATGGAAAGAGTTGCTCGCTGCTGGTGATCGATCTCTTGCCCTTTCTATGGAAGGGTTCGTATCTGATGATGCAAATTATGCACTCGTTGAAACTGCTTACGAGACTGATACAATTTTAAACTTTCAACTTGCTTACGGAAACAGTAAGACGGTAACGGGAGCTTTTCATATTGATTCAGCTGAATTGAATGGAGCACGTAACGATGGGCAAGGCTTCTCAATGTCGCTAACTAACTCAGGAGAACCCACCTTCGCGTGAGGTTAAGTAATGGGCAATAAGTGGAAAGGGACGTTTGAGGTAGAAATACTAGGTGAGACTTACACTCTTCGCCCTTCGTTTGATGCGATGTGTGAGTTTGAGGAGAAAACAGGATTCGCTGTTCCCGAAGCTCATAAGATGATGGGTGATGGCAAGACTTCTTTTAAGATAGTCGCGGCAGCTGTTTGGGCTGGTATTAAAGGAGAATCTTACGCAAGGCAAGACTCTAAAATGTGTCCCTCCTTTAGTGTTATTGGCGAGAAGATGAGGCGCGAAGGTATTCAAAATTGTGCAGTTTACGCTATGCAATTCCTATCATACGGACTCATTCCAGAGGATGCACTAAAAGAAATGAGTGAGGCCGAGGAGTCTGAAAAAAAGCCGAAGCCGACAGACGAATAATAATTGAATGGTGGCGGATTGTCGGCCAAATAATATCTGAATTAAAAGTAAGCCCTAAGGACGCATGGAATATGACATTAAGAGAGTATTTTATGATCTCCAGCTATAAAAAGAAGAATGCAATTCGTGAAGAGATGAGCGAAATTGATCAAGGTGATATAATAGAACTCTTCCAACTGAGAGAATTGTTTAATGGCTGATCCTGATGAGCTACTAGTTAAGATAGGCGCGGACTTCTCC